TCGGGGTCGTCGTGAACGTGAGCGTTCCGGTCGCAGTGGCCACGCCGCCGCCGCCCGATGAGGCCGCGTAGGGCAGGGCGTAGAGCTTGCCCTTCGGATTGATCCGCAGGTGCTTGCGGATCATGCGGTGCAGCGGAGAGCCCGGACCGGCGCCGGTGATGGCGTCCTGCTCGCTTCGGACCTCGACGGGGACGTTGACCGTCCAGTTGCCGGCTGAGGTCTTCGGGGCGGTATAGAGAGCTGCCCTGGCAGCCGATGGAGCATTGCTCGGGCCCTGCCCGAGATGGATTTCGGCGGCCGAGAACGGCGCGCGCCAGCTCGACGGGTAGCCTGTGATCAGTTGGACGCCCATCACTCACCAGCCTTCGGGCTCTTCGCCCGTGCGTCGGCCGACTTGGCCGGAGCCCATTCACCGTCCGCGTCCTGCTCGAGAGCCACGAAGGCGACGCCGCAGAACTCCGCCGTCGCCTTGTCGGCGGGCAGCAGGTCCCCGTCGCGCGCGCACAGCTCGACCAAGCGGCGCGCGTCGTCGGTCAGGCGACCGTCGGCGCCGTGAGCCGGCAGCGACGCCGGGGACTTGTTGGCGCGGTTGGCCCGCGTGTCGACGTCGAAGGAGCGTCCCACGTAGGGGTACGACCCCGGGCCCTTACCAGGCCACTTGGGCATGGCTCCGCGCTTCGGGTGAAACGAGAGAATCATCCGAGAAACTCCTCGGGGCTCGTGGCCCCGGTGTGGTCAGTAGCGGCGAGAGGCCGCGCGCCTCATGCCGTCAGTCAGCACGTCAGCGACGCGCTCGTTTGCTTTCAGAACCGCGCCGCGGACGAACAGGTACGGGCGCGTCCCGGGGTGCTTGACGAACTTCTTCGACACCCACCGGCCGCTCTTCGTCTTGAAGCGAAGGAGTGGCTTCTTGTGCGGGAAGATCCAGTGCGGCTGAGTGCCGAGCTCGAGCCGGATCGCGTTCTTGTTGGCGTTCGTCACCCGCAGCAGAGAGCCTGCTCGCGTGCGAACGATCCTCGTCTTCGTCGCCGCCTGGCTCTTGCCTGTGACCGGCTTGAACCCGGGCTTCAGGTAGACGAGCCCGTGGACGATGTCCTCGGCGTCTTCGAGCGCGGACGAAAGGATCCGCTCATGTTCGGCCAGGAACCGATCGTGCTGCGCCTTCAGGTTCATCAGGGTGGCGGCGGAACCGGGACCGGCTTGTCCGTCGTCCCCTCGATGAGGTTCGGGATGATCCCCTCGACGTTGCCCGTCCCAGCCGTGATGCTGAGGTGGTCAAGCGGCGCGACGCTCCCCTCGACGTGCCCGCCGATCTCGACGGTCTCGAGGGTCATCGTCATGGCGAGGTAGGTGGGCCCGCCCTCTTCGTTGAACTTGGCCTCGCCCGAGCGAAACCCAACCAGCTGCAGGCCGTGCAGGCCGGCCGGCTGCATCCAGTACGCGCCGCTCTCGTAGGCCGGGTGACGCATGTTCCGGATCGCCAGGTGGCAGACCTGGGCGACGCGGAGCAGGATGTCCTCGAGCTTCCGGCGCCCGATCACGGACAGCGGCGGCAGGAGGTATGTCAGGGACCAGATCTGGACCTGCTTGTCGATCCAGAGCGAGTAGGGCTCGAAGCGGTTCCGCTGGTCTGAAAGGTCACGCGCCAGGAACAGCGCCGGCCAAGCCACCTTCTCCTGCTGGAGAACCTCCGAGCTCGGCAGCATCGGCACCGCGAGCCCAACCGGGCTAGTCGAGAGCCCCGGCACGCAGGTGCTCGCTACGGCCTGAGCCCAAGCGCCACCGACCTCCGCGTTGATGGCGGCCTCGAAGAACGCGAGGAGCCGATCCCGGATGGGCTCGAGCGCCTGGAGTCCGTCCGTGATGTCGGTCGCCTTGGCTGGAAACGAGGCGCCGCCGACCGTCTGGTAGAGCGACTCGTGGGCCATGCGTCAGAGCTGGTCGGTGACGGGGCGCAGCCGGATCTTGTAGTGAAGCGCTCTCTCCTCGTTGGAGTCGAGAAGCGCGTAGATCGCGCCGTCGGGATGGCGCGGCCCGGTGATGCGGAACTGCAGCGCCTGCTTGGCGATTGCGTCCGCGCCGGTCAGCGTGGCGAGGAGCGTCCCGCCGCCCGAAAAGCTCGGTGTGATGGGACCGACGATGGCGGTCCCGCGCTCAAGCTGGCCTAGAGCGATCTGTTCGTCGTTGGCCCAGCGGACCCTGGGCGACGTTCCGCCGGACTCGGTGATGTCCGTCCAGTCCCCGGTGATGCCGCCGTCACCCGCGTGGGTGCCGTCGGAGGTGGCGAGGCGGACGGACAGCGAATGCTCGCGGAGGCCGTGCGCCCCCGGGATGCTTCGGTGCCGATGCGCGATCCGGCGGTAGCGGTCGCGCATCTGAGCCGGGGTCGCCATCAGTACACCGCGAGGCGCTGGGCACCCTGGCGCTTCCTGGCCCACATGGACTGAATGCCGAGGACCGCTGCAAGCTCCTCGCGCCACGCGGAGAGCTGCACCCCGAGAGCACCGAAGGCGGTCCCGCCAGTCGAGTAGAACTCGACCTCGTCGACCTTCTTGATGCTCCCGGTCCCGAACGTCTGGGCCATCTCGGCCTTGACGCCACGGATGAGCCCGAGAAGTTCTCGAACGATCGACTCCCCGCCATCGACCGTGACGGGGTAGGTTCCCGAGTGCGCCTTCGAGAGCTGCACGGTTGCGAACGCACCAGAGAGACTCTGGATGGTCGCAACCTCTTGGCGGTCGTCCACGTCGATGACGACTCGAGCGCCCGCCGCGAACCCCGTGGCGCTCGCTAGAGTGAGAACCACGGGCGTCGGGCTCGACGCTGCCGTGACGGCCGTTGAGCTCGTCGTGACAGCGCCACCGCTCAGGTACGGCTGTATGACCTGACTGAAGATGGCGGCAACGCCGATGTACGGCTCGGCCCCGATGTCGAGGACGTTGTAGCCGAGCTCGGCCTTGATGCGCGCCACCTCGGAATCGAGGAGCGCCACGTCATCCCCCCGGTCAGAACCCGATGAACGGGCGGTACTGCCAGGTGAAGGCGTAGGTGTCCACGGACTCGCCCTGGATCACCCCGTTGACCACCGCGGCCCGGATGTAGCGCCACGAGAGCGCCGCCGGGGGCACAGGGAGAACCCTGGACACTGCCGCGTCGGCGCCAGCGGTGCCCGTTGCCAGGACCACGTTGGCCGGGTTCTGAGCGTCGCCCGCGAGGTCGTACCAGGTCGAATTGTCGTTCGAGACCTGGAACTTCCCCGTGAGCGTGAGGGTGTTCGTTTCGGCGTCGACCACGAAGAGACACGACAGGGACCCGGGCTCGACCGTCGAACAGTCGAGCGCGTTGCCCCCGGTCGTGCTCCCCGCAGCCGGCTGCGCCGCGAGAGTGCCGGAGCCTCCCGAGGCGTTGATGATGCGAGAGCGAGGCATCAGACCGCGTCCTCCGAGTAGTGAACGCCCACCGAGAAGTCGACGTCGGCGTTCCCGAGCGCCATGTAGGCGAGCCAGATCACCTTGGCGGTCTCGCCGTAGTTGTCGTCGCTCGCCGGGGCGATCCGCGGGGGCTTGCCCATGCCGCCGAGCAGAGCGCCCGGAGCGATGGCCATGCCCTTGTGGATGTTCACCGAGTTCGAGTTCGCCGTGACGGTGAGCGTGCTCGACACGAAGAGGTGGAACTCCGGCAGCGCCCCGAAGTAGCCGGGGAACAGCGGGTTCACCTCCTTGTGGAACTCTGCGTACCGCGCGAACTGCGGGTCGTCCTTCAGCTGCTTCTTTCCGGTCGGGGTGACGACCAGCACGCGGCGGCCGTCCGGGAGGGTCGGCAGGAAGGCGTCGTCCATGGCGCGAGACGTGCGAGCAATCTGCTCGTACGTCAGCGGGAACTGACCCTTGGCCAGCGCCGTGTTGTCGTCGGTCATGCCGACGGGGCGAACCTTGGTGGTCGAGAGGTTCAGGAGCGTGACCCAGAACGAGTCCAGGGTCTTGTGGTAGTCCCGGCGGAGGTGCGTCCCGATGAAGTCCTCGAGGTTGTGCACGCCCATGCTCGCGTCGAAGTTGTCGAGCGCGTAGGGAGCCACGCGGTTGTTGTCCGTGTCGTACGGGCCGCCGTACCGACGAACCGTCAGCGTCGCCTGCTCCGAGCCCGCCGTGATGGGAACCACCGAGATCGTCTGGTTGGTGCCGATCTCGCGCGACGCCTCGGTGTAGGTGCTGTTCGTGTACCGCGGGCGGTTGAAGCGCTTGGTGTGCCCCGGCGCACCCACGAACTGCTTGTCCAGCGCGTTCGCGAAGAGCGACATCGGGATGTCCCGCGTCATCAGGACCAGGCGGTCCTGCTCGGCGTTGACGTACGAAGCCCCCTGGCCGTTGATGGGCCGCCCCGGCATGCCGATGCCGCTTGGCATGGGCAGGTCGGCCCCGCCGAGGTAGGCGAGGAACATCTGCGCGAACAGATAGCTTGGCTCCGGCTGCACGAGGAGCTTGGTGGACGTGACGTCGAAAAACTCCTCGGGGAGTTCGGCTCTGCTGATGGGCATGGATGTGTCCTTTCGGCTCTACAGAGCCGGTCAGAGGTGACCCGGAAGCAGCGACGTCATGGCGACGTCGGGGTGTTCACTGCTGCTGGGGGTAGATGGCGTTGCGGTGCACGTTGAGATACGCGGCCGCGTGAACAGGGTTTGATTTCTGCAGGTCCCGATAGACGGCCTTGTGGTCCGGTTGGCTCGTCTGCGGGCCCGGAGGCGGGGCTGCGCTGACGGGCGGGGCCGTCGTTGCAGGGGGCTTGGCCGGAGTCGCTGCCGCAGGCGGATCGGCTGGTGGTGCAGCGGCTGGTGCTGCTGGGGCCGGGGGCGCCGCCGGAGTGGCGGAGCCCCATGTCGGCTTCAGCGCGTCGATCGCGTCGAGTTGCCGCGCGGGGTCGTCTCCCGCAAGGCGCTTGACGGCCGCCTGCTGCTCTGCCGTGAGGCCGGACAGCTGACGCTCGGCATGGTTCTTCGTGACCTCGCGGTGCCTCGCAAGCTCCGCGTTCGCGGCCTGGAGCGCTGTGGACGTCTCACCGAGCTTCTGCCCGGCCGTCTTCGCGTCCTCCTCGGCCTTGATCCCCGCCTGCACGAAAGCCTTGGCCTTCGCGGGGTCCGCTACGCCGAGTTCCGCGAGGATGGACTCGCGTTCCTGGCGTCGCGCCTGCTCGAGACGCCCCGGGAGCCACTCGGGCACCGGGGGCTCTGCGGGCGTGGCCGGTGGTGTCGGCGCTGCAGCTGCAGCCGGGGGTGTGGCGGGCGCACCTGCGCCAGCCGGATCGGTCGTTCCAGACATGTCGTGTTCCTCCCAGTCCCGTGTTTTTGCCGCCCCGTCGGGCGTAGTTGGAGGGGTTGCGAAACAGGGGCGGCGCTAGTCCGCCCCGATGGTTCACGTCACAGCGACGCCAACCATGATGCCGACGCCGCGCGTGATCCCGGACGTGGCCGTCACCTCGGTGGACACCGTGTTGACGTCGCAGAGCTCGCCCGTGAAGTCGTCGCTCGAGATCGTGAGGGCCGCCACGGAGGCGCCGCAGAAGTTGACCGCCTGGTTGTTGGCGTCGGCCCCGCAGTGCGCGGGCGCACCCCAGAGGAGCGTACGGGTGCGACCATCGGCCGCTCGGGCCGAGATGGCGGCACTGACGGCGGAGATTGCCGCGGTGTCCGCCGCGCCCGTGTAGGCGCCGAAGTCGGCAGTGACGAGCCAGACCTCAGTGCGGTCACGGGTCGTGGTGCCCGCGCCAGCGAAGGCCTTGGAGACGTTGGAGACGCCGCGGATCGTTCCGGAGATTGTGGCCATGTCTTTTCCTTGTGGAGTCAGCCGGCGGAGCGAATCGCCCGCACGGATGCCGGTTTCTGAAGCGCGGCGTTGAGAAGCCGCTGGAGCTTTTCGCGCTCAGCCTCGAGCCCATTGCGGGCTCGGATCTGCGCGTTGACCTCGCGAAGTCGGGCGCGGATGTCGCGCACCATGTCGCGTGCCGTTGGTGCCTTGGCGGGCGCCTTCGTTGGCGCGCGCTGCGGAACGGGCGGGGCGCTCTGCATCTGCGGCGGGGCGACCACCTCGAGCGTGCGCACATCCACCGGGCCCGTGTCCGTGGAGGTGTCCTCCAGGATGGGCACTGGGCGACCCGCGCTGTCGAGCTGAACGCCGCGACTCATGCGAACAGCGCCAGTCCGCCCGCGGTCGAACCCGTCTGACGGATCGCGGCGACTTCCAGCGGGTAGATCTGGCCGGCGTTCATGTTCGAGAACGTCCTGTCCGCGGAGTCCCCGGAAAGCCGCACAACGAGGTTTCCAGCCGTGGCGATGTACACGCCGTAAGGGATCCCCGTCGTGAACAGCTGGTCGCCGCCGCCGTAGCTGATCGCGACCGCTCTGCGAACTGGAGTGATGGCGTGCATCAGGTGTCTCCTGCGGGCTCATTGGCCGCCTCGGTTGCGCTCGCTGGCGTGCGGCGGGTTCGGCTGGCTCGGCCGCGCCCGGAGGGCTCGACGCTCGGCCCAGCCGCCGCGTCACCCGCCATGACCGGCCCGAAGGATCCCTCGCCGCAAGCAGCGCAGGCCACGGAATCGTCGGGCGCGTGGGCGCCGCAGATCTGGCAGATCTTCACGCTGCTTCCTTCGGTGTCTGAGTGATGGTGACGAGCGCCCACGTGCACCGGCAGAACGGGTGAACGGAGCCGGGCTCGCCTAGTGGGAAGGACTCACGGAGGCCGACGATGGTCCCGTCAGCAGCCGAGCACCGCGGGCACACCCGGCGGTCGAGCTCGGCGTCCCAGACACGGCCAACGACATCGGATACGATGCCGCGGGCCGCGGTCGTGCGGGTTCGGTTGTAGGCGTCGGAGTTCTCCGTGACGCCTATCCGACGGAGCGAGCCCTCTGATTCGGCACTCGCCGTGATGGGATTCACTCGCGCCAGGCCAAGCCAGCGGCGCGCGTAGGATTCGGCAGCGCGTCGCGCCGCGAACAAGTCTCGGGCCGCGTCCGCTCCTCGCGTGGCGCCGCCAACAATGGCCAGTCCCAGCGCGGTAGCCTCGGACCGTGTCCTCGACAGCGCCGCAGCGGCAGCCAGAGAGCGCCCCTGCAGGATGCCCGACGCGATCGATCCGCTCAGCGCCGTTGCGATCCCGCCTGGGGACCTACCGGACGCAAAGCCGGCTCGGACCGTCTCATCCCTTCGGCGCAGCAGGAGCAACAGGAACGCGGCCTCGGCCGCCAGCATTCTTCGGCGGTTCTGCTCCGCCCGTTCCTGATCCTCCGTCGTCACGGTTCACGGCTCCGTGCAGAGCAGCAGCCTCCGCGCTGGTTCGTTCCAGCGCTGCTTCCTGCTGCTTTGCCTCTTCGTCCTCGATGGCCTCGAGCGCCGCGTCCACGTTCTCGATCTCGAAGATGGCCGCGATCTTCTCGACCGCGTGCCGCTTCGTGATCAGCGCGCCACCGTCGCCAGCGAGCGCGCCGCGGACCATGCCCACGACCTTGTTCTGCTCCTCAGGATCGGGCCGGAAGTACGGCCCCCACCTAAGCTGCAGACTGGGGCTGGTCCACGCCATTGGCGAACTTTTCGAGGATCGGGAGGATCTTGCGGATCCCCGGGACCTTCAGGCCGTCACCGAGCTTCTGCGCGATGCGGAGCTGCATGTCGACCGACGGGAGCAGGAAGTTGTCGCGCAGGTCGTCGCGGAACTGGTTGCAGCGGTCGATCTGCTTCTGCTTGATGGCCTCGAGAGCCTTGCCGCTCGTCGTGGCCGCGAACTTGATGTTTTCCGGGTCGAGGAAGACCACGCAGAGCGACTCCTGCAGCTTGATTCGCAGGTCTCGCGCGTTGTCGTCCTGGGCCTTGAGTGCGTCGCCGGGGTACGTGAGCACCGACACCTTGGTGTCCGGGTGCGAGTACTGCCAGGGGTAGCCAGGGCCCTTCTTTCGGGCCTGCTCACCAGATGGCTGCTCCAGGAATCCTGGGCCTGCCCAGCTGCGCGCCTCGCCCGTCGAGATCTTCCGGCCGTCCGCCGTCGCCGGCACCATGGCCGGGCGCCCGAGCTCCGTCGGGCTGTAGCCTGGCACTACGCCGATCTCGACCACCTGGGGCTCCGAGAAGAGCGCCCCCCGATGGCGTTGCGAGACCGCGATGTCGTGCCCCTGGATCTCGTCGGTGATGTCCTTGTGAATCGGTGCGCCGTCGATCTCGTTCACGGGCACGCAGCCGCGCATGAACGGGTACCAGACGACGGGGCAGAAGCCGAGCTTGTGCTCGGACGTCAGCGCCTTGTTTTCCTGCCAGTTCGGCTCGCGCCCTTCCGCGTCCGCCTCGGCGGGCAGGTAGGTAACGTCCCGCTCTTGGTTGATTACCCGTCGGTAGACGCGAGCACGGACGCGCCACTTGCCGCGCTCGTCCTTGTACTCCTCGATGTACGGGTACCGGATCTCAAGCCCCAGCACTTCCCCTAGTGGCCCAAGCTCCGGTGTCGCCCACTTGGCTGGCGCGAGATCCGCGAAGGGGCGACCCTGGCGAACGCCGTGGATGCCAACAGCGGTACCGCACCCCTGGCCCGCGGCGAACGCCTCCCGGGCGTGTGCTCGGAACCGGCACAGCCTGTGATGCTCCACGATGAACCGATCGAGCGCGGCGCTTGCGTCCTCCGCGAGCCCGTTCTCTTCGCTGTCCTCGTCCTCGCCTGGCTTGCTGGTGAACGTCGGGAAGCGGCCCTCGCCGAGCACCAAGTCCGTGTTGGACTGGATCGCGATCTGCACGACCGGGTAGACGATGCACGGCGCGCGCTCCCAGAGCGGCACGCTGTCATCCCACCAGCTTTTTCGCCCGTCGTACTGCGCCCCGGTCACCCAGCACTCGATGGCCTCGAGCCTACGGAAGCGCAACGACTTGTTGGCGTGCAGCGCCTTGACTGCGTCGTCGTATCCTTCGGGCTGCCCGGTCATCGTGATTCACCGGCCCGCGGCAACATGGCGCGTGCTCTGCGCCTTGCCGAAACGGCCCACGAGCGCGTATCGGAGCGCGTCGCAAGCGTGGTTGTTCTTGTCCTCCGGCTTGTCGTCGAACGACCCGTCCGGATGCTTCTTGCGCCGGTAGAGCCCCAGCTCCCGGATCAGGTTCCGGCACTTCGGGTCGACGAAGAGCCGCGCCCAGTCGGGCCCGTCCTCATCGCTGCGGCGGAACATCATGTCCGCCACGCGGGCGATCCCGCCCAGGATCTCGTTGTCGGTGTCCCCGACGTTCAGGCCCATCGCTCGGAGGTCTGCGATGCGCTCGGGCCTCGAAGGGTCAGGCCAGAATGTGGCCCCGCGCCATGCCTGAGCGCGCTCGTCCCACACGTGGTTGGGACACTCGGACTCGTACCACTCGTCGAACACCCAGGCCGTGGCGTCGCGCCCGTGGCCGACGATGCCGACCCGGAGCAGGACGCCCGCGTCCACCCACCCGTGGTCCATGCCCACGTGGATCTCGCGGAACGTGCGGATGTCCGGAGCAGGCTTGACGTGGAACGATTCGTCGAACGGGTAGACGAGGCCTTCGCCTGCGTCGAAGTTGCACATCCACTCGCGCGAGAAGGTGGCCTCGGGCGAGTTGGCTTTCGCGTCCGCGACCTCGTCCGCGTCGACCGTCTCCGGGGCGTCACGGTACGTGGCGTGAAGCGACCGGTAACGATCTGCGCTCGGCTCACTGCTCAACCCGAGCTGATGCAGGTGCCAGAGCAGCCCGTGCCGCCCCCTCGTCGGGGTGCCGCCGCACAGGCGAATCTTGAGCGACCACGGCTCAGAGAACCACGGTCGAGCAACCGCCTCGAAGACGTCGCGGTCGATGTCGTCCGTCTCGTCCGTCAGCACGACGTCGCAGCGGAGGCCGCGAGCGCGCTTTGAGTTGTGCAGCTCCGCCGGGAACGGCTGGATCCAGCTCCCATCCGGAAAGCGGATCTGCCAGGTCGTGCGGTCGAGCTTGCCACCGAGGAACCCCCAGTCCTCGTCATTCTCTCGCTCGTACGAGAGCCCGTGCACGTCCTTGAACTGCTTCAAGGTCGGCATTAGCACCACGATGCGTATGCCGCGGAACGGCTTCAGCGCATCGGTCCGCATCCGCCCGCGCCACTGGGCCACGAGCAGGAACGCGACGGTTCGAAGGAACCAGCTCTTCCCGACGCCGCGGCCCCAGGGGAGGCACCACGTCCGGCGTGGCTCAATACCCCCGTAGACGATCGATTGCGGGCGGTTTAGCGAGAGGTCAACCCGCAGCGCTTCC